GTACCTATTCCGACAGGCACCACTTTGTGCGTGATCACAGAAAGAACATATTCTTTCATTTGCGGTTGGAAGAAAGTTATCATCTTCTACAATGACCTGAATTCTCTCTATCAATTTTTGTTTAATTGAAGCCAAATCTTCTTCGGAATATGTGTGTGATTTTAACCTATTGGATCGTAAGTAGTGGAGAGAGGCAGTAATTTCTTTCCCTGGAAACATAATCGACGCAGCAAGAGCGTAGATGCCCATCTGAAGGTTGGAAGAGACATCCTTTAAGGCAACTTCTCTTTTACCAGTTTTATAGTCTACAATATGTACAGAATTTCCAACTACATCAATTCTGTCTATGAAACCTATTATTGAATAGTTTCCTATTACAAAGTTAAAACCAATTTCTTTTCCATAAACATCAAAAATTCTATCCTGATTTTGGTCGTAGAATTCATCAATCAGCACCTCTCCCACCTCTAATAGGTCTTTTGGTATTGCGCCTTTAGGATCATAGGAAACTTTATTTTCTTCATACTTCATCTTCATCTCATCCAAAGAGAGAGGATGCTCAGAAGAAACAGTATCTTCCAATACGGAATGTATTATGTTTCCTAAAACAGCTGGAGAATTAAATTGCCTTGGTTCTTTTTTAATATAAGAATAAAAGTATTTAGAAGGACACATTTCGTATGTATCAATTCTAGAATAGCTAAACTCAGAAAGTGTTAACCTTTGAAAATGATCCAACTCATTTATATTTTTTAATACAATACTCACTATTATCTTTCATCTTCTGGGCCATCAACTATATTGCCCTTTTCGTCGTACTCAATACCGGACTCATCTATTATATGACCAGTCTTTTTGTTCTTAAAAAGCCCTTCTCCAATTGGAACCCAACCTGAATCCCCTATTTCCATAAAATCATCCTCAATGTATGGCCACATATTCACCCTCTATTTGTACTTTGCACTTGGCAAAATCTTCTATATTGTAATAGTAATTTAAAACATCAACTATACTCTTTAATTCTTCCTCCGAAGCAAATATGCCAGCTATTCCGCACTGTAAGAAGTACCTACTTCCGCTTGGCTCTGCGTATTCTATTAGGGTTATGTTATCTTTTATTACTCTTCCAGTTTCGTTTCTCATATTAATCCTCGTCTATAATTGTTATAGGGTTCCAGTTTGGATCTCCCATTTTTTCTCTCATGTCTTTAACGTATGAGTCCCAGTCTCTTTCGTCTTGAGACTTTTTTTCATAATGAACCTTGCCCTTAAATGGATTTGTTTTAAATCTAGTCATGAGCAGTTTTCCCTGTTTTGTTCGCCATCTTAGGTTTCCATTTTTACAGTCACAATAATCATCTGGATCTGGATCTATTATTCCTTCTGGATCATACCTACCAGAACACCCATTGCATTTTGTGTATCTACCTTTGTCTTGACAACGATTGCAAGATGGGCAAAATATCCAACATGGATTCTCGGTTGGATTTTTATATGTTCCTTTTATAGTCATAAAATCTCCTTTAATACTTCTTCTAATTTTTCTTTTTGTTTAATAGAAGTAGTTTTATTAAACTTTAAATTAATAATTTTATTATCTTCTTTACACTGAAGGAAAACATATGATCCTCCGTTTGACTCATTTATTATATCATATAATTTATTTATATAAAATTGATCTAATTGTCCATTAACCTTTAAATAAATTGGTTTACCACCAGCAAAATTCGAAAGATCTAATTTCTCACAAGAAATTAATACTACTTTACTGACAGCATTTTCTTCATCGCCGTCTTTGTTTACTGAGCCTATTATTTTAATAACTTCTCCATCAGAGAAGAATTCATCTGAATAATTTTTTGACTCTCTAGGAAACACCAACACTTCTATATCAGAAGATATATCCTGTATGTTAAATTTATACATTTTTGCTCCCTTTTTGGTAACTATCTTCTTGGACCCAGAAATGATTCCAGCTATAGAAACCCTAGATGAAGCTGGCAGTTCTGATATCTCAATTATTTCATGAGATATATTTTCAGAAAGAAGATCCCAAATACCGTCCACTGGATTCTTAGAAATATATAATCCTAATTCATCTTTTTCTTTTTCTAAAATAGATAACTCTGTTCTTCTGCCAAAATCGTCATCTAGTGCAGTCTCTATTAATTCGTCAAATGCACCAGCTTTAGTTAGGTGTTCTAAAGTTCCCTTTTTTAACACTGCTGGGTTTGTTCTTCTAAAAAAGTCATGCATAGACTCGTAAGGTCTTTCTTCATTTCTGTTGGAAAGTACTGCATCCGAAACTGCATAACCGATTCCGTTAATGGCTGCTAGGCCAAAAATAATTGTATCTTCGTCTATAACGTTAAAGTCTTCTGTTGATTTATTTATAGACGGTGGCAATACTTTAATCTTTCTCTTTCTGCAGTCAGCAAGATAAAGAGACTGCTTATCTTTATTGCCCACAACCGAGCTCATCAAAGCTGCCATATATTCAACTGTATAATTAGTTTTTAGATACGCTGTAATATAAGAAATCATTGCATAACTTGCTGCGTGAGCCCTGTTAAATCCATACCCACCAAAATACTCAATGTCTGAATATATCTTATTCGCTTTATCTTCTGATAAATCAGAATTGTTTGTACATCCCTGCACAAACTTTTTTCTAAACAAAGATATTTTATCCATTTGTTTTTTGCCGATTGCTTTACGCAGGTCATCAGCTTCTGCGGAAGTAAAACCAGCTAACTCTCTTGCAACCCCAAGAACATCTTCTTGGTACAACATAATTCCGAGAGATGGACCTAGTACTTTCTCAAGCTTTTCATGATCATACTCAACTCTAGATCTATTATGTTTTCTGTCTATAAATAATTTATCCATACCAGAACCCATTGGGCCAGGTCTATATAGCGATATCAACGCCATGATATCTTCTATATTTTGTGGCTGAAGCTGCACCATCAACTCTCTCATACCTGAAGACTCAAGCTGAAACACCCCTATAGCATTACCTCTACAAAGTTCGTCATAGGTTGCTCTATCGTCCAAAGGAATTGCTTCTATATCTATATCTATATTTCTACTTCTTTTAACTAATTTGACGCATTGATCTATAACGCCAAGGTTTCTTAATCCTAAGAAGTCGATTTTAAGTAGCCCACATTGTTCTACTCTACCCATATCCCATTGAGTAACTATTGGGTTATCTATACCTTTTTGCATTATGGGAAGATAATCTGTCAATGGACCTTTTGATATAACTATTCCGGCTGCGTGTATTCCAGTTTGTCTAACCAGGCCCTCTAAACCAAAAGCAGTATCTACAATCATCTTTGATTCTTGATTGCTAGAATATTCTTTTTTAAATTCTGCTACTTCCATACATTCAGATAGAGATTTGGAGACTCCCAGTACTGGTGGGGGAACCAACTTTGCTACTTTGTCACCAATAATAAAATCATGACCAAGTGCTCTAGCTGCATCTCTTATTGACTGTCTAGCTCCTGTCCTATTAAATGTGCAAATGTGAGCAACGTGATCTTGCCCATACTTATTTCTGGCGTACTCAATAACTTTGTCTCTATGTCGATCATCAAAGTCTAAATCGATATCTGGCATTGATTTTCTGCCCTCGACCAAGAATCTTTCAAACATTAAACCAAACCTAATTGGGTCTAAGTTTGTTATATCAAAGGCATATGAGAGAACGCTACCTGCGGCAGAACCTCTGCCCCATCCCACTCTAATATCATTGCTCTTGGCCCACCTAACCAGGTCTGAAACAACCAGGAAGTACTCTGGAAATCCCATATCTTTAACAACCCTAAGCTCATGATTTGCTCTATCTAGAATATCTTTAGGTAGAGGGTCTCCATACTTTTTCTTTAGGCCTTCCCAAGCTAATCTCTCAAAATATTCTATAGAGCCTTCGTTTGTTGGTATTGGGAAGTTTGGAAAGTGTATTTGACCAAAAGATAAATCAATTTCAACAAGATCGTTGACGTGCATGGTATTGTCTAACCATTCTGCTGGAAAGGTTCTACGCATGTCGTCATAAGATTGGAGGTAGAATTCATCACCAGAAAAAGAAAATCTATCTGGAGTATTTATATTAGAGTTCGTAGCAACACATAGCATTATGTCGTGTGCTTTAGCGTCCTCTCTGTGAACATAGTGACAGTCTCCAGTTGGAACTATCTTTGCGCCTATTTTTTGCGCAATCTCAATTAACTGTGCAGATATTTTTCTTTGTTCCGTTAGACCATGGTCTTGTATTTCAATAAAATAATTCTCCCTACCTACTATGTCCTGCATTTTTTGTGCAGCCTGAAGGGCAAAATCATAATCGTTTCTTAAGAGAGCCTGAGAAATTTCCCCATTCAAGCAGCCTGATAAAACTATTATTCCCTCACTATGTTGTTCAATTAAATCGTGATCGATTCTTGGTTTACCGTAATATCCTTCTATAAAAGATTTAGAAGACATCTTTATTATGTTATGATATCCAGTATTGTTCTTGGCCAAAATAGTTATGTGATAAGGACCTCTTTGTTCCCATTCGTTTTTAGCTGGACCAGATCTTTCTTCTTCATCTTTGTCAAACCTAGTTTTTCTAGCCTGATAAAACTCAGATCCAAGTATTGGTTTAACTCCAGTAGATTTTGCTGCGTCATAAAAGTCTAACCAAGAATGGATATTTCCGTGGTCTGTTGTTGCCAGCCCCTTCATGCCAAGACTGTGTGCTCTTTCTAAATACTTGGATACATCACCATGACCGTCTAACATAGAAAAAACGGTATGATTATGTAGGTTTGTCCAGTTTTTCAACTTAATCCTCTTTTTCTTCTAATGGCCTCTAGAACGTGTTCAACTTCACTTTTGTAACAAACAGTAACTGTTCCGCCGCAATATTTACAAACCGCAGCGTGACCCTCTTGGGCAAAAACGCTGTTGTACATATATTTATCAGGCTGTTGATTACCACACTCAGTGCACAGACCAACTGCATCGTCTTCTTTACTCATGATCCTCCTTTCTGGGGGCTGAACTATAAGCAAATCTAATTGGAGATGGCGAAGATTTTTCTTGTGTCTCTATAAATCTTCCATTTATTTTAACAAATTTATTTTTTAACTCTAGAGCACACTCCCCGCATCCTACACCAACAGAGTTAGCTCGCTCACACGTGTAAGGTCTACCGCCTACACCCATTTGTCTTCTTTTGATCCAGTCATTTATGTGGGAAGATGACTTGGCAAAGTTGTAGTCTTTACAGTTTGCGAGTATCTCATGTAAGTATTTGATTGAATCCTCGGTGTAAGTCAATATAGAACACAAAAAAAGTCTTGCTTCGTGTTCTAAATATCCGTCATCTATAGCCTGTTGATGTAGGCGTTTTACCGCTGAACATTTTGAAAGAAGATTATCTTTATTAAAGATCTTTGGCGTTTCTTTTAAGTCTTTAAAAGCTTTTGACCCATACTTATTAAAGTACTCTAAAGGATCATCTCTTCTTTTATCATCCTCTTCCATGTTATAGGTATATTGTCTGTACCATTCATTTGCTTTATAATCAAACGATTGATCAGATACCTCTAAGGGTTGTGGACTTTTTGCGTAATTACATATTTGTTCAACTGTTCTTTGTAAGAAATTTTGGCGACCATTTGGATTTAATAAAACTTTGTGTAATCCGGTGGATTGATGTTTAGAGTTTGGATATCTCCACATTCTTCTTTGATCATAAACACTAAAGTCAAGAGTGCCGAGCTCCAATTTAGTTTTTAAATCATTTGCAATATATCTATATATTTTAGGAAGCTCATTAGACGGATTAATACCAAGGGCAACTGGTTCACACTCTATGTGAAACCCCTTCTTTCCAGTAAAGTACACCAGGATTGCCGACTTTGGTATATGCTGAACTAGATATCCGTACAAAGCTTTACATTCATTAAAGGCAAGTTCGATGTCGTCACTATCTATATCGAAATATAATGGACCCAACCTAGTTGCCTTGTCTAGATTGGTTGAATTATATGCAAATACAGATGTGTATATGCCTGTATTGCTGTTTGAGGAAGAGTATTCCTCTAATTCTTTTTGGGTAAATATTATAGGTAATCCGTTTTTCTTTTCTCTTATAACCCTATTAAGGCTAGGAACGAATCTTGCAACCTCGTAATATTTCCATTGTGAAAGGAATTTATTTTCTTCAGGTTCTATCTTCATATAACAATATTTTACCAGATTGCTCTTTTGAATTCCATAAAACTTTTTTAAAATCCTCTACCATCTCTTCTGAGTGAGTTCTATAATAAACAGATTCCTCTATAAAGTAATCCATTTTTTTAATAGCAGTAAATCTTTTTAATAATCTATCATCACTCTGGTTCATTTTTGTTTAAGTTCCATCTATCAGCGTTTATATTTTCTCCGTCAACTATATAGTGCACCTTTGAAGCCACATTATCGGCCATGTGCACAATCATATCCATATAGGTTATCGGTATTGTTTCTGGAACTGGAGACCAAGGTCCAAGGTGACAACGAACTAGTCTAAGAATTGACTGCACAATATCCTCAGAAACAAAAAGCGTAGAAGATTGTGACTCAGACGCATATTTCTTGTCGTCTTCTTGACATTTTTTTACCAATTTTGCTACCGTGTATGGGTGCATTGGATCATAATGAAAAGAGTCTTCTCCTTGTAACTTTATTCCTTTAGTGACATCATGTAACAAACACGCTGCAAAAACTATGTCTGTATCTTCCTGGGAAAGAGAATATGACTCTGACATTATTTTTGCTGCTCTTACAACTCTTTTGGTGTGAATAACATTGCCACCATGATTGTGTTCGTCTGAAGGGTGATACTTGCCAGAAAAGCTTGAAGGTATTATCCAAAAACTAGACGCTCTTAAAAGAATAGACCTAACAAAAGATTTAATTGATTCATCAAAGATATAATTTATCTCATCTAGAATCGGCTCAAGGATCTTGTCTTCGTCTTTTTTTGGTATTACAGAGTTGTTCTCAGATAATATTTCGTCTAATATATTATTTGACATTGTTTTGTCCATTCTTCTTTATGTTAATATTCCACTTAGAGCATGGGGCATCGTATGGGCATGCAGAACAGTAGGAGGTTAAACCTCTTTTTGGCAGAAATAGTTTATCATCAACCAAAGTGGTACACCAAGCGTCAACGGTTTCTAAGTCTTCTTTCTTGCTTTCAAACTTTGTAAAATTTGGTTTTGGATTTAACAAATCGTAATATCCAAATTCTGTAATATCTATTTTGTTCCCATATTTATTAAAGTAGCTCATATTCATCACTGCAAAGTCTGTTGAATATAGGTATTGTTTTTTAAACTTTATATTAAAAACCCATTTAACAACGTATATTTTTTTATTTTGATAATAAATCAGATCAAACCTATCGGTTATTGCAACCTTGTTAT